ATGGTACGAAATGGATCGAGATTGACAAATCCACTTCTGACAGTTATACTTACGATGAACAATATATACAATACTTGATTGAAAAACTTGCGTCGGGAGAATACGAACTTGATCAATTAAGCCCAAGCGAACAAGAACTTGTGGCAGAGCAACTCGAAAGACAGAATGGCAAAACCTAAAATATCTATATTACTACCTACTAGAAAACGTACTGAAGCAGTTATAAAAAGTATAGGCAGTTTACTTGCTTATGCTAAAAATACTGCTGACATTGAAATCTTAATTGCCTATGACGATGATGACGAAGAAAGCAGAGAGTTTTTCTCTAGCACTTGGTTTGATTTTGTTGGTCAAACAGAAGCAACTACCAAAGTATTTGAAACAGAGCGTTTTGGTTATCTAAAATTGAATCGATATGTTAACTTGTTGGGTGAAGAAGCTGTAGGCGATTGGATCATGTTTTGGAACGATGATGCATTAATGCAAACAGAAAATTGGGACGAGCATATTGTCAATGAGACAGGTTGGTTTGGTTGTTTGCGTATGCCCTGTACTTCGATGAATCATCCTTTTGCACTTTTTCCTATTATTCCCAAGTCCTGGATTGATATATTTGATAAAATCAGCCCTGTGGCGCACAGTGATTGGTGGATTTATCATGTTACTAAAAATGTTGGAAGGTTTAAGGATATCCCTGTTATGGTATACCATGACAGAGCAGACGTTACAGGAGGAAATAACGACGAAACATATCAAGAACGTAGTTATGCAGCTGATGGACAAGATGCAACCAATCCAGACGATTACAGTCATCCTGACAGGCGAAAAGAATTAGAAGAATGGATTACAAAATTAAATACTCTACTTCAAGATAAAGTTTATTAAAGGACTAATTATGCCAAGAATTTTTACACATCCGGACATGGATTTCAATGTTAATATTAAAAAAGTTTTAATAAGAAACGCTAATTGGGATTCTGAAACTTGCCAACATATTATTAATGAACTCAGTGATAAAGAATATGACATCTATCTGTATCATTCAGGAATCGACGATGTCCAATGGGAAGAAGGTGTTAGAAATAAGGCTGTTATTACATTAGATGCTGACAATTATAAAGGCAGAGATACGGTAGAGTGGTTAAAAGAATTTGATGCGGATTTTTCAGTATGACCAAAGTATTTGTCAAAGACGACAACGTAGAACGAGCACTACGCAAATTCAAAAAGAGAGTAAATGAAAGTGGGTTACTGCAAAACTTGCGGGATCGTGAGCAGTATGAAAAACCTACTACAGAACGTAAACGCAAAAAAGCCGCCGCAAAAAACCGCTGGCGCAAAAAAGTAGAAAGCCAAAAATTGCCAGTTCGGCAGTTTTAATTATTGACTTTTTCTCCCTAAGAAATTATAATAAATAATATTGTAGATGCCCGGGTGGGGTCTACAAGTCATAAACTTGCTTATTAAGGAGAAAAAAATGACAAACTTTCACATTCAAACAATCGACTTACCTACTTTTGCTCGCCACGCTATCGGCTTTGACCGTGTGTTCAACGAACTTAACCGCACCTTTGCCAATAGTCGTACCAGCGACAACTATCCTCCCTACAACATCGCACGTCTAGATGACACACACTATGTTATCGAAGTGGCTGTTGCAGGTTTTGCTGAAAACGAGATCGACGTTGAAATCAAAGACAGCGTATTGACCGTTACTGGCAAGCAGGAAAAGAAAGAAAAGGAAGTTGACTATGTACACAAAGGCATCAGCACTCGCGCTTTTGAGCGCACCTTTACGTTGGCAGACAACGTAGAAGTTCGTGCCGCTAGTGTACAAAATGGTATCTTAGCAATCGCACTTGAGCATGTTGTTCCAGAAGAACACAAGCCTAAGAAAATTGCTATCAGTTACCAGAAGTAACAGCCAGGGGGAGCAATCCCCCTTCTTGGACTAATCAATGAGTACACAAACAGAAACCACCGTCGACGTTAAAATAAAGGTACGGGAAGATATCCCCGAGCCTGTCAATTACAATGTGATTTACATCAATGATGAAGTTACTACACAGGAGTTCGTTAGTGAAACTTTAGTAGTAGTATTTCATTATGACAAGATGGCGGCTGATGACATGACAATGAAAGTGCATCAAGAAGGCAGTGCTGTGGTAGCAACACTGCCATTCGAAATGGCCGAGCAGAAAGGTATCGAAGTTACCATGCTGGCCCGTAACAACGGATTTCCTTTACAGGTTAAACTAGAACCAGAAAGTTAATGAAATCAGTTTGTGTTATAGGCGATAGTTTTTGTTTTCATAGAGATCAACCTAGCGATTGGCCTAAACGATTAGCAGAATCTCTAAATCTAAAACTTATTGGGAGTGGCCATCGTGGACAGCACTGGTGGTTTGTCAGGCTGGCATTTATAAAATTATTGGATAAGACAGACATAAATGACATTGATCTATTTGTAATTTGTCATACTGACCCTAATAGGATTGTGGGAACCACGAATACTATTCAACACACAGAAAACGAACCCAACAAGTCTTTAGTGAAATCTTACTTGACAAACTTAGAAAATTTAAGTTATAATGAATGGTGTTGCCAGCAATGGTTTAAAGAATGTAATTTAATTTTGAATAATCGGAAAGTAATCCATATTCAAAATTTTCCAACAACGCAACTGTATTTTGGTATTTTGGAAGGTATAAAATTAGAAAGTCCTAGTTTGTTAGATATTGGATTAATAGACGCGGCAGATGACGCAGATGCTTTTAACAATCAGAGAAATCATTTTACCTCGGATCGTAACATAGCAATTTCGGACAGATTGATTCAAATATATTACAATTATAAAGATGTTTGGCCTAAATCATTAACAGAAAGTTGGTAATATGGACGTCATGCTTGATTTGGAAACACTGGCTACCAGTCCAGATAGTGTGGTGTTGACTTTTGGAGCAGTAAAGTTCGATCCTTTTACGGATAATATTGACAAGGGCATGTACGTTCGTTTGGATGTAGATGAACAAATTGCGCTTGGCCGAAAAGTCGACGAAGGCACACTTGAATGGTGGGGCAGACAAAACGAACAAGTCAGAGAAGAAGCATTAGGAGAGGGTAACAGAATTACCATAGACGATTTTACACGTCAACTCAATCAGTTTATAGTAGGCGCTAACAGAATATGGGCACAGGGTCCTGTGTTTGACATCGTAATTTTAGAAAATTTATACAGACAGGCGGGCAAACCTGCTCCTTGGCCTTATTATACAATTAGAGACAGTCGCACACTATTGAAGGCCTTGGGCGATGACAGAGAAGCGGGAGCAAACTTACACAATGCACTGGCAGACTGCGTCAGTCAAGCAGAAGCAGTACAATCAGCAGTAAAACGATATAAACTAACAGAACTATGAAATATTATCTTGCATACGGAATGAATACTAACATTGAGGAAATGCGGCGCCGTTGTCCCGATGCAAAAAGTTTAGGTCCAGTTATAGTGCCTAACTACAAGTTAGCATTTAAAACTCACTGTGATGTTGTTAATGCTCCGGGTGAGTCTATGCAGTGTGTGTTATGGAGTATTACAGATCAATGTGAACTGGCCTTGGACGCACTAGAAGGCTTTCCGGATTACTATGACAAGCGCGAAGTCAAGATTCAGTATCAAGGTCGGACCATACGGCCTATGATTTACTATATGTGTTCAGGGTTTGATTATGCAGCGCCTAGCGAACACTACTTAAATATGGTAGTTGAAGGTTATAGCGAACACAACATTCCTATTACACAAATTGTTACAGCATTAGAGGATATTACACGATGTACATTATCATTGGAGAAGAAAAAGCCGACATACTCAGAGAATCTCACACTGTCTTAAGTTTAGAAAAAATAAAAAAGGACAATTTTGAAGATAGAGCTTATTGTATTATACCAAGCGATGTTGTTGGCATAGCAGAATTATCTCTTTTAAAACAGTATGTAGATTTGCATGAACAATTTGTTACAGAATACGAAAAAGGTAATTACAAATATTGTCAAGATGCTTCTGAACATTTATATGGAAAGTTTGGCGGCGAGTTAGATTCATTCTACGACGAAATTCTAAAACGCATCAGTTAACTTTCCAAAAGCCCTCCGTAAATATTTTAGGAGGGTTTTTTTTATGACTTGGTTCAAGCACAGACCTAGACCCAAGGATGGGGTCAGTTATCATCCTAACAAAAACACACCAGTGCAAAGAGCACTTTGGGATTCCGCAAAGAATCCACCCAAAGAACGGGACAATAAACTACCACAAGAATTCAATAACCAAAACCAATAAATACTGCTGTCCACTTATAATCAAAACAAGGACAGAGGAGCAAAAAATGCCTAAGGCGTTTCGTTTAGCAAAAGCATTCAGTGCGTTTGCGTTTTTTATGATGGTTGCAGGTGCACATGCACAGACTTATGATAGCACCACAAAGGTTGATACAAACAATACTAGTACCAGTACCAGCACGGTAAACAGCACAAACACTAACAACAATACTAATAC